CCGTTAAGATAAGCCAATGTTATGCACTCAATTTCAGCCGGTGAAGCTACAAGATACCAAGCCGTATCAGAACCGTTTGTTGCTATAGCAGCCAGTCTCGGAGTTTCTATAACGGTCGCAAGATTAGCAAACGGGTTCGCTTCTTCATTGCTTGCGCCCGGCAGATATGTATCCCTCATCCATTTAGCTGCTGTAGTGCCTATTGCAGGTGGAACTACCAAGTAAGCAGGTGATATATCTATCACATTGCCATTTACATCTGTTTGCTCAGCTAACAATTTCTTTGCTTCGTTCAGGGTTGTTTCCGAAATAACTCCTGCTGTTCCCAAGTTTTTATGCGCACTTGAAAAAACTGCATTACCATCCGACATAAGCCCATTTTCATTGAATAGCGCAAATACCTTTGTGTCAACCGTTCTCATGGCTGCTCTACCCATCTGTGCCGGTATTCGTGTAAAGGCGCCGACATTATCATTGATAATAGCTTCCCTTGTTATGGTAAATTTGTTTCCGTATTTACCAATCTGATAGACTTCACCTTCCTCGCCTATGGTTACATACTTATACTCAGCACCTTCCGCTACTGGACTTAAAACAGGAAAGCTGCCTGTTCTGACTACATTTACAGGCTGGAAGTTAGGAGCGGAAGTTTCATAAACAAGCGACCGATACTTAGCAGGAGTTTCAGAATATGCTTTCTGTAATACCTTATTTATAACATTAGCAAGTATTATCGGAAAGTCCGAAGTAGTGTGAGTCATAGTGCCATCACGATAAGCGCCATCCAAACCTAATGCTCTTGCGGCAATAGACATAACATCGCCGGTATCGCTGACATTCCGCTTTCTTAGTGTATATTTTGCCATTTCCATAAGGCTCATACTTCTAAAGTTATCAGCTCCCGGTGCAGGCTTATCAACGCCGAACCCTGACCTAAGCAAGATTGCATCGGTTAACGCTTCAGATATTTTCTCGTTTTCCGATTTGCCAACCTCAACAGAACTTACCGTCTTATTTCTTTTTGCCAACTGTTCCAATATAGCAGATTTGACATCCGCAACAGAAGCCCCTGATCTGATATAATCATCAATAGGAACTTGGAATTCTTTGCCCAAGTCAACAATATCTGCTACCCTTTTCCTTTCCTGCGCAATCAAATCTTCATTTCTTTTCACATCGATTCCCTCGTCTTTTTGTGTTTTTTTATCAATCACTTTGTCCTCAACCTTTTTGACATCCATACTGCCCTCCATTGTTCTACCAACACCCACTGTCGGATCTGCGGGTATCGGCGTTAATGTAATTTCTCTTACTGACCAATTTGTTACAATTCTACCCGGTCCTTCATAACCGTCAACATTACCATCACCTATCTCCTTAAAACCGTCTATGCTGTAGAAAACACTTGTGCCTCTAAGCATTCCGCTTTTAACCAAATCAAACGCTTTTTTAGATTCCTCAATACTATCTGAAAATTGAATAACAGCTTTAGACTTCCTTTCTACAGGGTCAACCCATACTCGCAATGGTTTAGCAATAATATGCTGCGGATCGTGATTCATAAGAACAGAACCGGCATTCATAACAGGCGATAAATCAACCGCATCAGGCGTGTTTTGCAAATATTCCCTGCCAAACCATCTCATTACAGGCTCTTCGCTTGCAAAAGACAATTCAACAGTCATATCTTTTTCATTGATATAACTATGATTTATGCTAACTGTTCTTGAATACAATTCATCACCGGATACGGATTTTTTGCTGTCAATTTTCTGCAACAGATTGTCTGCGGCTGTTTCAACATCGGTATATTTCTGCTGCGCCGCCCTTTGTTTGGCAGCTATAACGCCTTTGCGATACACTTTCCCATCTTTGCCGAACGGGAATTTATAATATGCCTTCGTGTCTTTAGTTTCAGCATCATCTATTGCGAGAAACCATTTAGCATAATTTGCCCAATCGTCTTTACCTAAAAGTTTATTGCCGTCTTCAGCAGTAAAACTCCAGTTTGAAGTTTTATCTACTTTGCCGGCTTTAATAAGCGTATTGGCGTGGCTGACACCTACGCTATTTACCTTGATTGCCATTTAGCCCTCCCTTAGAATTCTCATAGCTTTTCTCCTTTAACCTTTGTTTCAAAATATCTTGCCAATCCTGCCCTGTTTTTGCAGCCTCTCTTGCAAGCGTTGTCAGATTGTTTTCAAGCAATATCTTTGTCGCATTAGCTTCTTTCAGCGGGTCAATCCAAGCAGGATTGTCCCAAACCCAATTATGTTTTAGATACCTTTGCCAATGTTTTATGCCAGACCAAGTATTAACACTACCAAGCAATATGCCGTTTTTGATAAAATGCTCATAAACAGGGTTAAGAAAATAGCGTTCAATAGCTTTTCGCATAATATCAACATTAGAACGCAATTCTATTTCGCTATGCCTTGCGGAAGAAAAATTGACCTTTGATTTATCACCGCTTATCTGTTCATAAGATAATCCGCAAATAGCCCTGCCCATACCCCTGATAATTATCTGCGTAAACGGGTCGAATGTTATACCGGGTCTGTCAGGATTTACTTCCTTAACATCTTCATCAGGCTCCAAGTAATTAACTGCGCCCGGTTCTATGTTTATTGTTCTATTGCCCGTTTGACTGTCAACCGGCTGATTGTTTGCAAAAATAGAGGAGCTTTGTTTCTTTATAATCAACCCGTAGCTTGCGCTTATCCGTTTGTTGACAAGTTCAGCATTCAATATATCCCTTAATACATTAGCATAAGGCATTGCAGCTGCTGCCAACGGTATTCCCAACAATTGATGCGGTTCCCTAAAGGGTGCAAAATGCAACAAGTTTTCATCATTAGGCAATCTAATATACTTATATTGGTTAACAGGTAAGTCAATAATAGGTTGTTTCATAAACCAATAAGCGTCAACCTTTCCGGTATCAGGATTTACCTCAACGCCATTCCAAATAAACTTACTGGAATCATTTATTATAGTTGCCAAAGACGAATAATTGATAATTTCAATCTGAAACGGTGAAGTATCTGCGTTGCTTTTGGCAGGAATAAAGTGAAAAAAACAACCACCGGATAACAATAACTGCCGTATAGCTTCTACCTGCATATCTGCAAAATGATATTGCCCGAAATAGTCTGCTTTATATGACCATATCTTGAATGCCGATTCGGCTTTTGTATTAAAACTGTCGTTGGAAGACAATGCTTGCAATGTTGCGCCTGTTGCAACAACACGATTGACTACGGTATCAACAGCCGACCTAAAGAACGGCGCATTATAATACAGTTCTTTTGCCCTTGCCCTGACCGTAGGCAATTCATCTATGGCTATATTAGGAGCATCACCGGTTGTAGTCCATGCGCTATTAACCCTGTCAACAGAAGCGGCTTTCAAAAATGTCCGTTTGAACCAAGTTATAAACTTACGATATAAATTCACTTTACCAATATCCTATTGTTATATCCTATAGACTGCGCAGCTATATCATTCAATAGCATTCGTCTTTCTTTGTAAAGTGTTGCAAGATCGGCTTTCCTGACAAGCCTGCCTGTAATTCTATCACCAAGCCTATACTCCTGCGCACCGCTTTCTATAGCGGATATTGCCGCTTCAACAGAAGCTAATCTGTCTTCTAATGTAGCACTCATAACTATACATTACTTCCTTTGCTAATAAAGTCAATAGTATATTGCAGTTTGTTCGAAAATCAAATAAAATTACAATGTTGCCGCACCCGCAATCCATTTTGATACATAATGTTTTTTTACTTTTTCAACAGGTTGATTAGTTTGTGTTTTGCGCACTTCCGGTTGTTTTTGCGGTTGCGCCGTTACAGGTTGCAAAAATCGTATCTGCAAATGGTCTGCCGCTGCCATAGCATAAACAGTGCAATCAAGGTAATGGTTATTGGCGTAAACTTTTACCCATTGTTCTACATAAGTATTGCCTTTGCGAACCCGTTGCTTTTCTTCGGCAAGCATCTGCTTGACAAAATCATCGTCAATGTCTTTGTGAAAATAAATTCCGTTAGCGGTTGTTATTCTGCGATTGATGTTGTCTTTATAAAATTCCGTATTGATATTTACAAGCCTTAAACCGCCCTGTATCGGCTTATTTGTATCAGGATACCGTTCTATTGTCGTATCTTTTATGTTTATCCCGCTTGACCTGCTCATACCTTTGCAAGGAAAAATAATGCCCCTGTGTTCCCTTGCATAGTCGTAAATTTCACTGGTTCTATGTCCGCCACTATCAATAAGAATATGCGATATAGGCAATACCATATTTGTTTTGGTTCTGTAAATATCCCTAAACAATACAGCGTCCAGTTGTGTGAATGTTTCTACAAAACCGTTGCGTATCATATAAGGAATAATGTTGTTTTCGTCTTTTATAAATGCGTATATCGTATAAAAAAAGCCGTTATCCTGTGTATCAATACCGGCAACAAGGGCAAGAATATTGCTATCAGGTATAATACCGGATGATATGTTAGACTTATGGCTTAATATATCTTTGCCGGTTCGTTTTTCCATAATCTGCTTGTAAGGCATAGCAAGTCTGCTATTTATAAAGTTCATCATAAGAACAGGGTCTTTTTTTGCTTCAAGGAATTCGGTAGCAAGATCGCCGAAACTTAATTTAGGCGAATAAAGCGAACTTATGTGAAAACCAACCCTAAAGTTATGCTGGCTCCTGCGTCTGGTTTCCTGCCATTTGCCCTTCAGTAACATATCGTATTTTTGCGATTCGGTTATTTTGCCTTTGCAATGTTTACATTCATACCAAGC